TAGACTTCTCACAGACGATTCGTTCACGAAGAAACAGGATCGGTTGGAACCAGGTGTTGATGCGACCGCTGAGGAGGATTACTCTTGAATTTGAAGATGGGACGAAGGAAGAGATTGAGATACCTGAGGGTACCGGATTCTATCGAGAACGATACACTTACGAGAGTGACGGAGACTCCCGTAGATTAGTCACAAGACTAGATATCTACGAAGTCTTCTGGGCAACAAGAACACCATATCAACAGAAGGGCTAACATGCCGGTACTAGACGAAATGTCCACAGCGAAATCCCGACCACGAACATTTACGATTTGCCTGTATGGTGAACCGGGAATCGGGAAGACTGTTCTTTCCTGTGGTGCTCCTGGCCCACTCGAAATTGAGTGTGAGAAGGGAGCAAGTCTTTCGTTGCAGAATCATCCAGAACTTTCCGAGGTTCCGGTGATTCAGGTTTTGAATAACAGCAAGAAGCTTATGGCAATTCATGGTGAGTTGCGTAAGGGTGCTCATCCAGAAATCAAAACAATCATCATTGACACGCTGTCTGAGTTCCAATCTCGCCATCTAGGTGAGGTTTGGCATGAGGAACAAGCAAAGGGAAAGCGTCCAGAAGGACACCCATACCAGCAAGATTACAAGGTGAATACGGAGTATCTCCGTGAGGTAATCTTAGCCTTCACAGACCTAGAACGCAACGTGATCTTCGTTGCTCATGAAACCGAGGACAAAAACGAACTAACAGGTTACACTACGACAAGACCGATGTTTACGCCAAAATTGGCGAGCACAATGTATGCTACGTGTGACGTGATGCTCTATATGTCCGCTGACATTAACATCAAGGGTGAAATGAAGCGGGTCATGAGAGCAGCGCCAACTCGTAGCATCAAAGCTAAGGATAGGCTTGGCCTTCCTAGCACATTCCCAGCAGAAGACCTCTGGGAATTCATCAAGTAGAAAGAAGGAGCAAATGCTCGAACTTAATTTCGGTGACGTCGAACCTCAGGAACTTCTTCCAGAAGGTTTGTACGCCGTGACGGTAGATGATGTTGCGATCGAGGATTCCAAGGCGACCGCAGGAAATAAGAACCTTATTCTTTCCCTTCGAGTCATCGGCCCGGACTCGATTGATGAGGGATTGATTGGGAAGAAGATCAGAGAGGTTGTTTCTCTGGCAGCTTCTGCTCGTTGGAAGTTGCAGATCGTGTTGGAGAATCTCACTGGTACGGAATGGCGTGCCGACGATATGAAGTTGGACCCGAGAGATTTGCTCGGGTTGACGGCTCGTGTCGTTATCTTCCATAATCCAGGGCAGAAGGGCGGAGTATTCGCCAACGTAAAATCCTGGCATCCGAATATCTGATTGAGAAGGGAGGGCTTCGGCCCTCCCTTTTCTATTCCTTGGGGGCACTTTGAATGAAGTAGAACAATTTGTTGATACCCTATTCACCGGGTTAGATGGATTTGTTTACGGAGCGCAGAAGCATCCTATGAAGAAGGACTGGCTTCAACGATTCTTTGTTTGGCCCGACGAGCGTGACAACATCATTGAGTGGGTAATCCAGTATCACAAGATCCTAGATATCTACCTGGCTCCCTCCGTATTCAAATCGAAGCACGCGACTAAAGACGCCTGGAAAGATACCAACTTTGTCTGGACGGAAATTGATCGCCCCGGCTTTGCCCCAAACTGGCAGAGTCTTCCACCCCCATCTATACTGGTACAAAGTTCCACATTCGGAAATTTCCATGCCTACTGGCGAGTTCCGAGAGGTATGGATCGCGAAACAGTTGAAGGTTACAATAGACGGCTCTGTCATCTTCTGGATGGCGCAGATTCGACTGGGTGGGATTGTACGCAGGTCTTACGCCCACCGAATACGATCAACCATAAACCCAACAAACTAGCACCAGTACGCCTGCTGTATTTGGCTGACAATGGTATTCTGAGTCTCGATCCTAGCGAGATAGCATTAGTCCCCGAACCTGTAATGATTCCTGATACCATGCCAAATCCAGCGGACGTATTTCAGAAGTACTTCACGGACTCCACCTCTGTAGAATTTCTCGCACAAGGAATGGAGATAGGTAGACGATCAACGGCTCTAATGAGACTGGCCTATACTCTCGCCGCTTTGCAAGCTTCTCCTGAAGAAATCTTCTCTGTTGTCCTAGCTACTGATAACTCGCAGATCCATAAATTCAGTGGGCGTTCGGATCAGATGAAAAGAATCCAGGAGATAGTAACCATTGCGATTACGAAACTCCCGCCCAAACCCATAGACATTGACTGGCAGGAAACCAAAGAGGTTCCTGTAATCTCAATGTTCTTGACACCAGACGAAATCCTACATCACACTCCCGACATTCATTTCTTGTGGGAGGATTTCCTTATCGAGTGTGGGTTGACCATGCTAGTAGGTCCCCCCGGTGTAGGAAAAACACAGTGGAGTTATTTCGTTCTGAGTCATATGGTACTCGGGTTTCCTATCTTGGATAAGCCATTTCATTTCGACGGTAACATAGGTTACCTCTCACTAGAAATGGCTGCTCCCGGAATGAAGTACATCATACAGGGGCAGCGTGGGTTCTGGACGCCGAATCAGTGGAAGGTAATAAACGAACGGCTACGGACCTGGCCTGTAGGTGAGATTGTAGATTTCACTCAGTCGGAGAACAGGAAGAAAGTAGAGGAAGCGATTGAAGTTTATGGTTTTAGAGGCCTCGCCATTGACACGCTCTCGACTACTACGTTTAATACTCTCTCAGATGAACAAGTCGCCAAGCAGTTATTCGCATGGTTTGATTATCTACGTAAGAAGTACGACCTGTTCATATGGCTCAACCACCATAACCGTAAAGCCCAGCAATCGGGATTTAACCCCATTGGAATCGACGATATTCACGGCGCTCGATATATCCAGGGACAGATTGATACGATCTTCACGATGCAGGAAACGGACAAGAAGAAACTAGAACTGTCGATTCTTAAGGCCCGGTACTCAGCGATGAAAGATCAGGTCTTTGAGCTACCCAGGGGGGAGAATCTCTCGTTCGGACACCAACTGAAAGCGATTGGTCCGAGTTCCAAATCACCTATCATTGACGACAAGTTTGGGATAGGTCCATCGTGATCGTAGACACCGCAGATAAGATCCATCAGATGCTTACCGCTGTAGATGCGTCTAGTGTCATAGCAATTGACACTGAGACGAACTTCGTCGATCAACACCACGATAGATTCCTAGTTGGAATATCTATCTGCACAGAAGATGAGCAGACATTCTATATCCCGTTCGGACATAAGCCTATCGAACAGATGGCTCTGTTTGAATCAAGCGGTCCACTAAATCATCCGCAAATAGCGAAGGGATTGTTCTCGCATCTCGCGTTCCTCGACCCATTCCCCGCTGTAGTGTTTCACAACGCGAAGTTCGACCTCACTGTTCTCGAACAGGCAGGATTACGATTCCCGAGTAATATCCAGATATATGACACGATGCTCATGCATCATCTCATAGATGAAAATCCCCCGCACGCATTGAAGCAACTCGCTCAGAAGTATCTTGGGTATCAGGAGGCACCCGAGTTCCAAAAGCGAATCAAAGCAATGGCGAAGGATTATGGATGGGAATGCGTCCATCCAATTGCGATGGGCCAGTATGCGGAACAAGATGCGCTACTGACGATGCAACTCTTCAAGAAGATTCTACCTGAGGTAGAGGCTCAGGAACTTGATGGCTGTATGAAAACAGACATTGAGTTCATGGAGTTCTTACGACAAGTTGAAGTAACTGGAGTTCGTCTGGATCGAGAATTAACACTCCAGCGTTCGCTAGAGTCAGCAGATCGGATGGGGAAAATCCGTGCTGAACTAGGCTTCGAGCCGTCGAAGGATCGTCAGTTGATTGATAAGTTGTATTCAGAACCGCCTTTAGGTCTTGGATTAGTTCCTTCATCCCATACTCCTACGGGTAGAATCCAGGTTAACGAGGCCGTGCTGACAGGCATAAATCACCCGCTCGCTGGCCTCGTATTGGAGTATAGGGGATTACAGAAGGCTAAGTCAACATGGTATGACGGGTTCCTCGAAAAGGCCGATCTAGCTGGCCGTTTGCATCCCAACTTCAAGCAACACGGCACGCTGACAGGTCGGCTGTCCTGTGAGAATCCAAATCTACAACAAATCCCAAGGGAGTATGATCGTGTCAAGGCATTATTTCTTGCTGATCCTGGATATGAATTATGGGAGTTTGACTTTTCGCAGATTGAGTTGCGGCTCGCTGCCGTATACGGAAACGAAACTGCACTTCTCGCAGCCTTTAGAGAAGGACGAGATGTTCATCAAGCAGTTGCAGATGCTCTTGGAATCTCAAGGTATGCCGCCAAAACTCTCAACTTCGCTATTCTCTATGGTGCAGGAGCAGGCAAACTTGCCACTATGCTCGGAATCACCCACGCCGCTGCCCAAAACTACCTGGCTAGTTACCACACCACCTATCCAGAGTTGGCGAGAATATCAGAACACGCTGCCATTGTTGCTGAAAGGAACGGTTGGGTAAAATACTGGACTGGCCGTAGACGCCATTTCAAGTGGCCATCAGAAACTCACAAGGCGTTCAACAGTATCATCCAAGGCGGTGCATTTGAAATCGTGAAGAAGTCTGGACTAATACTACACTACGAGAAGTGTAGAGTAGTTAATCAAGTCCATGACTCGTACTGGATCAATCTTCCTATGCCAGTTACACCCTACAAGATTCGCTACATCTGCGAACTTATGTCTGGCTGGACAGAGGAAGCATTCCAAATGCAATTCACCGTAGACGCGAAAAGGCTGAACTAATGGAGATAATGGGAATTGATCCTGGCGATCACATGGGTTACACGTTCGCTACATTTAACGAGGATAAAACCCTGACCGTTCAATCCACAGGAATCGTAGAGACTTACGCACTAGGAATGACATTCATCCAAAACGTAATTATGGGCGCTGATCTGGACGTGATGGTAGTCGAGGATTATATCATCAACCCGAAAGTCTACGGTCACGATCATCAGGGGGATCGAGGTTCCACTCTAAGACAAATCGGCGCTCTGGAATTGGTGTGCGGGTTGGGCTTAATTGAAATGGTAAAACAGATGCCGACGGTGAAGCCACCTGGTTATGGGTTCCTTGGTAAGAAGTATTCGAGAGGTAAGACTGGCCAACATGCATGGGACTCGATGGCACATCTTGCGTATTACTTGGTAACAAAGAAAGGGATGCAACCACTCGCATGAGGATAACGATTCCTGGGCGTTCTTCCTCTGTGGTTCCACCCCATATGCCGTACTCGTTGTACTTGACGGCGTAATCTAGACATTGTTTCCGTACGGGACAGTTCCTACAAACCTTCTTCACTTCCTCTACTTCTCGTAGAAGTCTAGAGGGAATGAAAAACATTTCAGGAGGTAAGTCTCTGCACGCTGCGTCTAGTTTCCAGGCAATAGGTTTTAACGAGAGTTCTAGTTTCAATGCGGGTCACTTCCGGTAACGGGAGTCTCTCGATTCCGACTTAACTATACCACGATAGTTTCCCTACTGTCAATAGGAACGGTGCTTGTGCTTCCATTCACATTCGCCCATGAGGTGCTCTCTGAGCCTGCCTCAAATCCCGCCGCAGAGGCCCCCCTGATGCCCGCTGAGCAGGGCATGGAGGACGAAGGTAACTCAGGGCCGGAGCCTATGTTACCGATGGGTACGGGCTTCCGTCAAATAAATCTTGAGCCACTTGAATACGTAGATCGCAAGATCAACAATGACGGCTATGCCACTATTCGGCGTCCAGATAATAATCGCTGGCAACTCGAACATCACTATGTTATGGAGTTAATGCTTGGAAGAAAGATGGATACCAAATTTGAATCTGTCCATCACAAGAATGGGATTAGAGATGACAATAACCCCGATAACCTAGAGTTATGGGTCACTGGTATTCGATATGGCCAACGAGCGAAAGATGTAAAATGCCCTCATTGCGGAAAGCGCTGGTCTGATATTTAGGGCATCAAAGCATTTGCTACCAAATACATTCTCTTGTCTGCAATAGAGGTAGCTCCTGGTGCGCCTCTAGTAGTTAACCAGACCATTTCTCGATCTGCAAGAGAGGTTCCAGCAAGACCAGTACCATTCATGATATCTGCAATAGAGATTGGATTAATGTTATTGGCAGACATTGAACGGACCTTATCTCCCCACAAAACCTTCAATCCAGAGTTATAAGTTCCACTGGGGATAGCTAGTCCAGTTGCTCTGTGAGCAAGATACGCAGCATAGGTATCGTCAGCCATTATTTCCCCTGTTGTCCCATTTGAACGGCCATCTTCTGAGCATCCCCCGCATTAGCATATTGCACAGGGAAATTCTGATGGGTGACTTCATTATAGACCTGATAACCCTTGGACGTCTTTCGGACTCGCCAATCGCCAGCCTTCTTGTTGATCTGCTTCATAGCATAATCAAGTGCATCTTGCTGACGTCGAAGTTCGCTAATCTGCATTTGATCCGTAACGTTGTACGGCTTGTTTCCTAGGAACGTACCAATTCTCTGACCAGTATTAAGGGTCTTCTGTTCACTGGCATTAGAGAACGTGTCCCTAACGTCATGACCCAATGCAGCCGAAACACTAGCGGCACCTGGATAATTCGCCAGAGCGATATCCAACGGAGAAGTTGGCTCTGATCCACCTGAGAAGAACTGCTTACCTGTTGCAACTTCCAGAGGAATTCGTCCAGCCGGATGCAACATGGATGCGATATTCAACAGCATATCCTTAGGTGACAAATCACCCTTACCGAAGTTCTTTCCAAGCACGTTAGACGGGAGAACGTTCGGAATGACTGTAGGATTCGGTCCACCGGATAGTCTCGTATATCCTGCGTCCCTCATCCAAAGCGGGTAGTCAACGTGAGCATCACCTTGTTCTGGATGAGCGCCAGTAATTGACCGCTGTAGTTTCTCGATAGCTCCAACTCGTCCTGGCTTCGTAATCATTGCCTCCATCATGAGAGGAATCGACTTACGAGTCCAAGAATAGAACGGCATTCCTGTGCCCTTTAGTTTTCGTTCAAACGGGGTAAAGGCGCTGTAGTCGATGTTCCATTTCGCCAAACGTTCACCAGCAGCTTCCGCAGCGATTTCCATTCGCTTACGAATTGTAGGTGCGGCTGATCTAGGAACTCGCGTCATTTCATCTTCAAGAGCGTGCATGAAGTGAGCTAAACGTCCAAAGTCCTCACGCTTGGCATAACCCTTAGTAACTGCTTCAAGAGGGTGATGCTCTAGTCCTGTAATCGAATGAAGGCGTTGTGAAACATCAGCACGTAAGAAGCCACCCCCGGCAGCATAATCCTCGTAAAGTTTCTTAACATCCATCAAAGAGACTTTACGCCCACCGAGCTTTACAAACCCACCGGGATTATCACCGAGAGCTTTCAACGCGTTGATGTAGTACTTGGGATTAACAACTCCGTCGATGAAGTTGAAGTACATATCACCCATCGTGTTGTTAACCCAGTTTCCAGGGTTATACACGGTGGCTGATCGCTTCCACATGTTTGTAACTCGTCCGAAGAACCTCATGAACTTACTGAGTTCCTCCGAGTTAGAGAGCTTGGAAATTTCATCCAGAGAATGCAGAGCCTTCGCCATCTGCGGGTGCATGTAAACTTTCTTTGCACTACCCTGGAATATCTGCTGCTGCATTCCCTTAGGAATCTTGCTCGTTACATCTGTCATCCCTTTAGCGAGTTCAGGGTTTTCAGTGACGAATCCGAACTTGTTCATGAAGTCTGTGATCGTGTGATTCTTAACAAGCTTACGAGTTGTGTCAGCATATGCCATCTTATAGGCATCGTCTACCATCTCATACGGCTTAAGTCCTGTCTCCTTTGCAGCTTGTGTTCCAAATTTCTCAGGATCGAATGGAAGTCCACTACGAAGTTGAGCCTTACGAGCAGCCTTAAATGCAGCAATTTCTTCTGGAGTTCCGCCTCTCAGATACAGCGGGACATAATCGTCACTGTGATCCATTGCCTTATAGATGCCAACAGATTCCTTATCCTTGAACATCTTATCGCCAAGATCACGGAAGTAGTCCTGAACGTCTCCTAGATCCTTCTTACCGTCCGCAGCAAGTTGTCCAGCGAGACTAGGCTTCAACGGATCTTCAAGAGATTCACGAACCAGGATGCGATCTTGTCGAGAGAGTCCGCTAACAGCGCTATCAATCTCTCGCATCATCTTTTCGTTATTAACAACTCCCCTACCCTCCGCTATTCTACGGAGTCTGTTGGAAATACCAGGGAAGTGATCTGCGACAGAAAATGCTTGACGAACTGCCTTAGCGCCTGGAACTTTGCTAAGACCCGCTCCCGCCAATTCGAGAGGCTTGTAAAGTCCACGGCCGATCTTACCTCCCTTAGAACCGTATCCGAGAATATCCCGCCCAGCAATCTTAATAGCTGCTCGCCGTCGAGTTGAAGTCAACAGGAACTTCTCAGCACGCGCAGAAATTGGAGCAGCGTATCTTGCTGCCGCTTCATTATGCAGCTGCTGTAGTGTTGCCAGATTCGGCGTTCCACCCTTTGCACGAAGTTTCCCAACCTCAGCGCGGAAGTCCTTATCAATTGCAGCTTGCGCTCTCTTAGTTCTAGAGAGTTCATCTGCAATCTTGGCAGCTTCGGTTTTAACTTCTCCTACAGCGGGCTTTCTAGCGGCCCTGGCAACCGAAGGACCAGATAATCTTTTAGCGCCCTTAATGAATGCGGTTTTCTCCCCTGATTGGAAGAACTGCTTTCCAAGTTCCTTAGCGGCTAGTTTGGTACCGAGTTCTGTAGTTCCGAGAGTTGTATACGTGAGCGGGTCAAGACCAACATCAATAACCCCACCCAAAGTTTGTTCGAGTGCTGTCTTTTGCCAACCACCGGACATATTAAGACCCTTAGGTCCAGTTCCAAGTTTGACAATATCGGCACCAGTCTTGGTATCTTCGTCCTTACCAATGAAAGCACCAGCGGCTTTCTTACCAGCCTGTAAGATAGCAGGATCACCACCACCTGCAAATGATCCAGGCTCAGTTGACAATTGGGGATCAGCTAAATTATATGCGGCAGTTGTAAGGGCGGCTACTGGACGTGTAGTGTATTCAACTCCCTTTCCGAGATACCCAACACCCTTCATCAACCCGCCACCAATTTCGCCCCAAATAGATTTTCCTCCACCCCCAGCGCCAGCGATCTTTACCTTCTGATCCTTAATCTGATTTCGAAGCTTCTCTAGATCAGATTCCGCCATCTGGGGAATAGTCCCAGAAGATTTAGATACCGATGGCTGCTTCGGAGCATTATATCCCTTAGGAGTAAATGAACTCCAATCAAATCCCTGCCGGACCATCTCATCCATGATGGCCTTATTAAGCGGCTGTAAGGCAGGAAGTCCTACCTTAGCGCGTGCTCTATTAGCATTACCGTAATGTAATGCCGACTGAGCAAACAGCAGTTTATTAATATCATCAATGGCTGTCATTTAGCCCCACAGAAGCCCACTCACCTTGGGGAGAGTTGTTGTGGTAGATGTTTTTGGTCCACCGGCCACAGCCTTAGCTGCATACAATTGCAAAGCAGATGGGAGGTAATTCGAGTAGTAATCCGACTTTCGAGTTTGTGACTTATAGACTGGTGTAGTCTGCCCACCAGACCACGGACCTGCGTTAATTGTAGTCGGAGCATTTAGACCAGCCGAAATAACGCGAGAAACATCTGCATCACCGGCCATCAAAGCTTCTCGAACCACAGGATTAGCCTGAGACAGTGCATTCAGAATATCATTTGCACTTGTGATCTTGGTAGCAGAAGTTCCTCCACCAGATTTACTTCCGCCCCCACCGCCACCACGACGACCACTAGAACGACGTGCAGCAGCAGCGGCAGCAGCGGCTTGTGCAGCTTGTTGTCTAGCGAGAATTGCATTAGCAATTACGTCGTTAATCCCTGCTCTAGCAGTTGCACCCATTCCTTCGGCGGACGAAATTTTATCGCCAAGGAAGTCGTAGTAGTTAGAACGAATCATATCGTTCGTTGCTAGCGAATTCGCTTTGGCAGTTTCGTTGAGAGTCTTAAGCCTCTCGTTCTGAGCGATCCAATCAGCAGCCGCAGTTGGAGCAGCTTGCTGTAGGCCCATTCTTTGGGCATAGTCTTGCATTTGCTGGGTGATTCTGTCACCAGCCGTGGAGGCGGTCTGACTTGCATCCGCATAAGTTGCTGCAAGTCTCGCTGCCAATTCATCAGATCGAGTCTTATATTGTGTGCGTTCTCCTTCGAGACTCGTCTTAAGTCCGCCAAAAATGTCTGCCATATACTTATCGTACTCACCACGCAATGTCTCTAGAGGATCGGGAGGTGGTGCAACCGGAGCAGATTTCCCAGCAGTACCACCTTTACCAACAACTTTTCTGGCAACAGCATTTTTGGATGGGGCAGCAGGCTTCGTACCAGGAGTAGGACCCATCAACTGATATTTATCCATACCTGGCTTTGCTTCCCATGCCCTCATGGAACTCGTATTAACTGGAATATTAGTTGGAGAAACAAATGGCTGAGTTGGAGGCGTGAAGTTAGGGAAGATCATGCTAGGACTGTACTTGGGCGCCGAAGCATAACCAGCCTTCATAGGCGTCTTAGAGACAGCACGCATAATTTGTGAGTTAAACTTATTAACTCCGAATGGATCATAGCCAGGTCCAACAGCCATTAGAATCCCACCACCCCTCCGGGTGTCTTAAATCCAGTTTGTCCACCTGTCCGACCAGAAGCCTTCACTGTAATCTGTGGAGCGACTTTACGAGTCACAGATGAAACAGTTGGCTTCTTAATAGTCGGAGCTTTCACAACGGGTCTAGGAGCGGCGGCTGCTGGAATGGGTTGATTGATTTGCTGAGCGGCAGCTGCTTGTGCTTGCTGATTCAAGAAGTCTTGTAGATTCTGGGTATACTGCCCTTCATAAGTGCCTCGGCCAGAAAGTACTCCATACAGCACGTTGTTTTGAGCAGCGCCCAAATCCTCCATGCCTCTATTTTTAGTCTGGTTGAGTTGCTGCAATCTCTGTCCATAGTCTTCCGCCTGTGCTGCCTGCTGAGTTAGAGCGGCGCCCGAGTACGAAAGTCCACGGTTAGCAAGAGTTCCCATGAGATTAGCAGAAGATAAGTCTCTCTGGCGATTTAGATTCGAGAGATTCTGTTCGTAATCCTGCCCGAGTCTAGCTGACTGTGTATCATATCCCGCCATCTTATTGAGGGCATCCTGATACAAGCTGGTAATCTGAGCATCAAAGGTAGGATTTCCCCCAAAGGCCGTCAACTTTGTTGGGTCGATTCCCAGACGAGCAATGATAGCGGCACGTAACTTGTCTGGACTCGTTTGGTCAAAGGTGGTAGCCATCAATTCCTCTTAGAAACTCGTTCCTGGGGCTTTTCTAATTTGGGAAGGTTGTCTCTGTGTGGGTGCAAGATAGCCTTGTGGGCCATATTGCCAGTCGGGGCCTTTACGAATACCCAGCTTAATTGGAGGTCTTGCTCTTTCTGTTAGTCCCTTATGAGCAGCAAGACTATTATAGTTTGATTTAGCCTTCTTCATCATCTTCGCAGTTAGGGCATCCCACAACTCTCGTCTATGGGCCATTTCAGTAAGTCCGAAATGGGTAGAAGGACCAGTTGTCGTAGCACTATCTTCGGAGTAGGGAATACCAATCCTGCGCTGAATAGCTCCGGGAGTAGCCATTACCTACCCTTTACAGATAACGCAGCGAATCGCTTCTTGCCGTACTTCTTCCGGCCAATGTATGCAGCGAGAGCGCCAGTATCCTTTACGCCCTTCTTCTTAAGTTTACCTTGCAATTGCTTGAATCTCTGGCCCGAACCTAAAGGTGGTTTACCAGAGCGCTTGGCGATTCTACGTTGCACAGCACCGGGAGTAGGCATTAGAAGTAATACCCCGCTTTCGCTACCTTTCTGGGCTTACGCTTAATAGGTGGAGGAGTATAAGGTGGAGGTTGGTCCTTACGATGAGCGGTCTTAATCATATCATTGGTGCTCTCGTTCACACTCCTTCTTTGTGCTCGCTCAGTTAAACCGTAATGTCCCTGAGGTTGCACAACATTACCCGCACGATGAGCAATTCGTCGGGATACTGCATTTGTAAAGTTCAAATGTGGAGCGGCTGATCTAGCCACTATTTAGATCCTCCTGCTAATCTCCGCTGAATGGCGGATTGAGCTACGTTACGGAGGCCGGTGTTACCCGCCATAGGAGGAACACTACCTCCGGAAACAGGCTGATTTGCAACTCCTGGATTAAGCATTTTTGCCATTCCCCTACGAGCCTGGTACTCTCGCTTGAAATTAGGATTACTAGTTGCAGCCTTAAATGGCTGCATACCAGAACGCAGAATGGCAGCGCGATTTCCTGTAGTGGCTTGGGGTGCTGATCCTTGGTACACGTTTTTTCCTCTCGAGAATATTCCTCGCAGCGACCTTGAGTCTTGTAGACCCATAAGTGCGTTGAAGAGTGTGGATTTACCTTTCATGCTACTGGAACCGGACTAGTTGGGACTGGGTACGTAGCTAGCAATTGCTGAACTCTGGACAGAATATCAGCATCTGTAATAACTCCGGCATTGGCTCCGGGATCAGCAATACCACCTGCAACTGCTGACTCCCACTTATCAAACCAACCAGGAGTAGAAGCTAGATCCCAGGAACGCTCACTCACCCACTGATTGGAGAATTTGGAATCTCCCTCAGTACTTCCTGAGGTAATCTCCTCAGCCACAGCGGCGGTACAACGATCCATCAAAGATCGAGATTGCTGAATTTCTACGACGGTAGAATACGACATTGTTCTCCTTAGAACAGCGAACTAACAGTCAGAACACCCGATGCAGAAGGAGCAACGACCATTGCATTAGGCATGTAGACGAAGAACTGAAGTTGAGCATTTACAGCAGGGACAAAGAACGCAGCCGCAGAAGCAGAGTAGGATAGCTTTCCTGCCGTTCCAGTCCAGATAATATCAGCGGCATCATTTGTAGAAGAACTAACAATTCGAATAATCAACTCAGTAATTCCGCTGATTGCTCTGTCCATTCCTGCAACGACAGCATTAGCGGTATAGTAGCCAATATCTGGCAAGAGGATGTAGTTAGACTTGACGAGATTCCCAGGATCATCTCGAACAGAAAGCGGCATCTGAACGAACCCCGCCGCACCCCATGATGCAGAAGCTAGTGCTCCCGCAGCTTGCCAACGATGTTGGTGTCCGTTGGCTGGGAATGAAACCTTCTCTCCGTTTGCAACTCGTAGGAGAACAGAGCTAGAAGCTCGACTGTCTGTAACTTGAAGACCCGGTGTGGCTGTTGGAAGAACATCTACAGCAAGAAAGTCTGTGTTGTTGTCATGATAGAATCGCTCAGTTGCCCATCCACCTGTACCTGACGTGGGATCTTTTACATCTAATCGAGGAAGTGCCAGTGAGCCTGTCATTACATCTCCGGCCTTTTTCACATACTGAGTGTGATCGTCGGCAGGAGCAGTAAGTCCAGTTAATGCGGAGTGAGCAGTAATTCCACCAGCAACTGTTTGCCACGATCCATCATCACGAAGAAACTTTCCAGCCGCTGTAGTTGGTGGAGGAACGGCACCCTTAACTGTAGCCGTGAATAAATCAATACTGAGAGTTCTGTCCGCCGAGAGATTTCCACCACCTTGTAGTGGAGGAGTTGTGTTGATTGCTCTAGCTGATTGAACAGAGTTAGCAGCACCAATCGTTACTGTCCCATTCCCATTGTCCGTGACAGTAATATTTGCGCCAGCGAGAATTTCCGCAATCCGTAGATAGATTGCATGAGGATCTGCGGCAGCAACGTGCGTATTAACTGCGTTCCCTGCAATTGCTGTAGCTTCTACATCTGTAGTATATTGCGGGTGATCGTCATCACCCAATCCAGTTAAAGCACCATGATCTGTTACTCCACCAGAACCTCCACCACCAACATGAACATGGTCTGCTCTCGCAACCTTCGGAGAAACTCCAGCAGAAGCTACTGTACCAGTTGGCATAACATCTGTATCATCTGGCATCAAGAGCGCTTCGCCAAATTGATGAAGGTCGGGAGAGTTATGCCGATTTATATCTACGGGAACTCCCATATTCTCTATGGCATGTTTGGCAAGATCACTTTGAGGATAGTCACTCATCTAGGACTCTCCGCAAGCTGCCGCTTAGTATGCATAACGAAGTGAAGAAAGTCAATACGGAGACGATCTGCGCCGATATCCGTAAAATTGAACTCGAATGTGCGGAAATAACCGCAGCCAGGAATCTTAAAAGACCCATACTGGTTGACGCTAGCAGGATCAAAATCATTAATGTCTCGGTTTTCTCCATCAACAACGTAGTAGTATTGTGGAGCACTTACAACACCATCTAGACCTAACTCAGCGTACTTCAATCTCTTCACTCTAGATGGACGAGAGACAGCGAATCGCTTTGATCTGAGAGTAACTGGAATTGGCTGAGAACTCGGCTGACCGAAACTATGATCGCCAGCAACATCGTCAATCCAATAATCCTCACTACGAATCCAGAGGCGATCAAATCCTCCGAAGACTTGCATGATTGCGCCATCTGTCTGATTTCGAGTTAGCGTAGGTCTAGCCAGATATCCAATCGTAGATTGGGAGGGATAGACGGCCTCTGACCATGCTCCTGTGAGCATATCCATCGTCAAGTAATAGAATCCACCCTGTAGCGTAAGATTAGGGGAATATGGATTAATTGGGGACGCAGCTGTAGAGAGTCTAACGTGCAATCTCCCATCGAAATATGCGATCCAATCCAACTGATCGTAAGCATACAGCGCTGGGCCGTGGACGAATAGCGGATCAAGTGGCTGGGAGATTTTCGAGAACGAGCTTCCATCAGAACGCCAAATTCCATCCGCAGCGATGAAGTACATGATGTTATTAATGATAGTGGCCGCTCTAGTGGAAATAGCACCTCTACCTCGAATAACAAGTCTTGTAGCGGCGGTAGGAATTGCACCATCTTGGAGATAGATCGCCCAGATGCTTGTCTTCTTAAAGACAATGATTTTCTCCGAGAAGGGGAGCATGGCTGTAATAACATCGCCATCACCAGGACTGATCTTAACGATATCTGTGGCGGTCCATGAATCCAGATTGGTAGGTGCGCTGTATTGAATCGTAGAACTGAGCGTACTAAACTGATTAGCGTTAACTTGAACAACCCACAGACGTTCCTTGAACAACAAGAACGCAGCGCAGTTAGGAGTATTCGCTACAGCAGAAGCACTCGGGGTTGCACTCGGAGTTACTGTCTTGTAGATTCCGTTGGTGGAGGAAATCCAATACCACATGTTATTGTATTGAACCATGCCAATACAATTGAATCCGGCAGGTAGACCAGATACAGCGGTGAACTGATCCCGCTGCCAGGTTGTACTGACGTATGGAACTCCGGCTACCGTGATAACATGGTACATTACCGTGTTATCAGTGAAGTAGCCACCTAAATAGACGATCTGCTTACCAGCGGTCCATCCTGCATTGTTCCGAAAATCCGTCATGATAAACAAACCACGACGGCGAGACATTTCTCCGTTAGTACCAACCTCCAGATTCTTCAAGATGGAAAATGACTTGTCCCCAATCAGGCTCGGATGCGCGGAAATATCCAGGCCTTTGAAACCTTCGATGGTCATGTTGTCTTCGTTGGGAACTACCATTAATTCCACCAATCCCCAGGATCAGGACGAATAACAGGGTATTGATCTTTATAGGGATTAAAAGCCTCAGAACGAGATTGCATCATCCTATTGGCAAGTCCCGCCTCAATACGAGAGGCTTGTTCCACGTCCTCGTTCAATTCTCGCGCCCGCATGAGACAATAGCGAACTACGTCCTCATGCATATGCATTGGAATTTGCAACTGGTCAGCGATCTGAACTAGAGGATCAGGAGAACAAACGTACCAAAGTTTCACCGCTTGCGTGTGAGGCGCATTGATAAGCGGAAGAACGTTGAGCAATCCAGACCAAATATAGTAGGTGGAGGGAGTCCCATCTTGACGGGTACTGGTGTTAAATCCTTGCTGGTCAATAAGCTCAAGCGTTGTCTTTCCGAGTGGCTTATCTTTGACAGAACCGTCTGTCCAGGTCACACGCTTTTCGAGAATGAAGTCAGCGGGAAGAGCAAAGGAGTAAGCTGAAACAGGATCCCAATCCCAGATTTTGTTCTTCGTCAGACATTCAGTTTGACGAGCAATTTCCATCTGTCCATCGGATGCCCATGAGATAATATCCTGTATTTGGATCTGAACTTCGTCTTCATCTCCAAAAATACGTTGGACTCGTTTAATTATCTCTGTCAGTTGCACGCTTCACCACACCCTTGTCGTCTTCCAAGGTAAGCAATTCACCGTCTATATTTCGGAATCGGTAGGTAGTCTTGGGATTTCGGAATATATGGAGGGCAAGATCATGTGCCTCTACCAAACTATCCTGAAATTGACGCTCCTGGGCTTCTCTCGCACGCTGATTCTGCTTATCCATTGCGGCGAGGACGTCTGTGCGTTGCGTGTCAGCAGCTATAATAGCTGTCTTCACCCGTTCATCAAGTGTCCAACAACGCATGATGATTCTGATCTGACCATCA